AAAGACTGTGTCTACTGCAGTACTTCACGAATGGCAAACAGACGCACTAGCTTCTGCTTCAACTTCTAACGCAGTTATTGAAGGAGACGAAGCAACTTTAGATGCTGTTACTGCAACAACTAGATTATCTAACTCTTGTCAAATTATGGACAAAACAGTTGTAATCACAGGTACGCAAGAAGCAGTTGATAAAGCTGGTAGAGCATCTGAGTTAGCTTACCAAATCGCTAAAAAAGCTAAAGAGCTTAAAAGAGATATGGAAGCACAAATCACAACTAACAATGCAGAAGTTACAGGTTCAGCTACTGCTGCTAGAGAAATGGGTTCTTTAGGAGCTTGGGTTGCAACAAATGATGTAATGGGAACTTCTGGTACTTCAGGTTCAGTAGGTAATACTGCTAGAACTGATGGTACTCAGAGAGCTTTCACAGAAGATCTTTTAAAATCTGTAATTAAATCAGTATGGAATGAAGGTGGAGATCCAACTATGATTATGGTTGGTCCTTTTAATAAACAAAAATTATCAGGATTCACTGGAAACAGCACTAGATTTGATGCAGGTGCAGACGCTACATTATACACTTCTGTAGATGTCTACGCATCTGACTTCGGTCAATTGCAAGTTGTTCCAAATAGATTCTCTAGAGATAGAGATTGCTATGTTCTTGACATGAATTACTGGGGAGTTGCATTCTTAAGAGACTTCACTATGCATGAATTGTCAAAAACTGGTGACTCTGAAAAAAGACAGCTTTTAGTAGAAGCTACTCTTGAGTCTAGAAATGAAGCAGCATCAGGACTTGTTGCTGACTTAACAACTTCATAATAATACTACCTGTTTGGGCGAGTAACCTAATATCTGCTCGCCCAGCAGTATTTCAAACAATTGAAGATCTGAGATAGGTTAGGATCGGAACAATTAAGGAATAAAATGAGAACATTAAACGACTATTTTTTACACGCAGCAATAGCTGACGTTAGTACAGCATCATCAACTTTTGTACCAGTACCAGATGGTGGAAAAATTATTAAAATTATAACTGCTTTACAAGGAGCTATATCTGGTGGAGATGCAGCAATTACTTTTGAAATTGGCGGAACTGCAGTAACAGGTGGAGCAATTACAGTTGCTAACTCAGGTTCAGCAGCTGGAGATGTAGATACAGCAGAACCTACAGCAGCAAATGTAGTACTAGAAGATGGAACTATCGAAATGATTACAGATGGTGGTTCTACTGGAGCTAAAAAACTTAACGTAACATTTGTTATAAGAAGATAATTAATATAGGTAATGTTCCTGGAACGTTCTGGGAACATATCCTAAACAAAAGGAGAATAATACATGAACTATGGTTTAAGACATGGAACTGTGCATAAGCTAACTTCTGGAAGTTCATCTTCTGCAAGCTCGGCTTTTTCAGCTAACATAGAATACATAAGAGTTGTAGGTACTATTGCTTGTCATATACATATAGCAGTATCACCAACAGCAACTACAAGTACTACTTATTTACCTGCAGGAGAAGTTGAAGTTATTAAAGTTTCAGCTGGAGAAAAAATTGCAGTATTAAGAATAGGTGGTTCTGATGGAGAACTATACGCTACAGAATTGACTGAATAATGGGTAAAGTAAGATCAGTAGAATACGATGGTGGAATAGTAACTAAGTATATCCAAGAATCAGATGGTAAGTTAACTATTAACAATCAACAAAATGTAAATCCTTTGTTGAAAAGAAATAAAGACTTATACAATCATGATAAAGGATGGCTTTCTCAATCTAAAGAAATGAAAAGAGTTGCTAGTGTACCACCTCTGGTCTTACAAGTATGGGCACATGAATACAATGGAAGTAGAAATTGGTTTGCCCTACCAAAAGAAATTCAAAGAAAAATTATGAGAATGAAACTAAACTCTAATGAGTTTAGATATTTCAGAACAGCAGAAGGATCATTGTAATGGCATTATCAACATACGCAGAATTAAAAACAGGAATAGCTAATTGGTTAAATAGATCAGATTTAACTGATGAGATTGCTGACGATTTTATAAAACTTACAGAAGCTGACTTTAACGCAAAGTTAAGGATCAGAGCTATGGAGCAAATAGATACTATTACAATAGATTCAGAAACAGAAACAGTACCTACAGGATTTATTGCAGTTAGATCATTTTATATTTTATCTAGCTCAGTTAAATATCCTTTGGAATACATTACACCAGCTAATATGTTTGAAACAAGAGGAGGTTCTAGAACTGGAAAACCTAGAGCTTACACAATAGAGAGTGATGATGAAACAGAAACTTTTAGATTTGGTCCTTCCCCTGATACTAGCTATACTGGTTATTTATCATACTATAAAGCTATATCAGCTCTTAGTCCATCTAACACATCCAATTGGATGCTCGCAAATCATCCTGCAGTATATTTGTATGGATCCCTTTATCATGCATCTAACTTTTTAGGTGGAATGGATCCACAACAAGCACAGAATTGGTTACAAATGTATGCAACATCTATGGAAAGATGTGAGCAAAACGACAAACAAGATTCATATGGTGGAGCACCTGTAGTTCAAAGAACAGATGTTCAAACCGACTTATCATTTTATAGGACTAGATAATGCAAGTACCTTTTGGAGAATGGCTACCTGATCAACCTGACCATAATAAACAGGGAGCTAACGTAGCTACTAATGTTTATTACGCAGCTAATACTTATAAAAGATTTCCATCTTTAGTGGCTTATAGTTCAAATACTACAAGCACAGATTCTAAAGGTGCAGGTTCATTTAGAGATAATTCTAATACAGTTTATAACTTTGTAGGTACAAGAACAAATTTATATCAGTTATCATCAGGAACTTTTACATCACGTAAAGCAAGTTTAACTGGAACTGCTACAGACTTTTGGACATTTACTCAGTTCGGTGAATATGTTATAGCAAGTAATGGAGTAGATGCACCTCAATATTATTTAATGGGAACATCTACTAACTTTGCAAATCTTAGTGCAATTCAAAGTGCAGGAACAGTTCCTACATTTAGAGTTTCAGGAGTTGTAAGAGATTTCTTAGTTACAGGAAATATTACAAATGCAACAAACAGAATTCAATGGTCAGGCATTAATGACATTACTGTCTGGTCTGGTAAACAATCTGATTTACAAGATCTTCCAGGATCTGGTGGTCAGGTAGTAGCAATAACCTCTGGTGAGGTTGGATATGTTTTTAGACAAAACCAAATAATTCGTATGGACTATGTTGGTGGAGCTACAGTATTTAGATTATCTGTAATATCTCCAAATAGAGGAGCTATGTATGGAAGAACAGTTTGTCAGGATAATAGACAAATATTCTTTTACGCAGATGATGGCTTCTATCAAATAAATGGAGATCAAATACTTCCTATTGGAGTAGAAAAAGTTAATAGATTTTTTGATCTTAATTTAAACAAAGCATATTCAGATAGAATTTGTGCAGCAGTAGATCCATTTAATCAGTTAGCTATGTGGTTATATCCTAGTGCATCAAATACATCTAATACAACAGGTATTTGTGATAGAATTATAATATATAATTATGCTACAAAAAAATGGTCTTTAGCAGAGGCTAATGCAAGTACAATATTTCCTCAATATATAGGAGCTTATACTGTAGAATTAATGGATATTATTTCTGAAAATTTAGATAATATTAATGCTTCATTAGATACAGATTTCTGGTCTGGTGGACAACAATTTTTAGGAGCTGTTGATTCAGATTATAAAGCAGCAATTTTTTCAGGAACTTCAAATGAATGTGAAGTTGAAACTGCAGAAATAGAACCTTTTCCTGGATTAAGATCTAATATTACAGGAGTAAGACCTATTGTAGATGCAGCTGCAACAGTAACTGTAAAAGCTAGAGAACGATTAGCTGATTCAGAATCTGAAACAAGTTCATCTTCTATGGTAGCAAGTGGTATGAATCCAGTTAGAAAATCTGGAAGATATATAAGAGCAAATGTTAAAGTAGCATCAGGAACAATCTTTAATCATGCACAAGGAATTGATCTTGTAGCATCAAGAGCAGGAGTAAGATAATGAGTGATGAAAATAATATAGATAACGTTAGATATTCAATGGAAGCACAAGAGTATTTCCAAAGACAATTGGAATCTAGTGTTAATGAATTAATAAATAAAAATAATACTGAAAGCGATAAAGCGTTCAGTTGGTTTATGAATTAGGGAGATTTATGGCAGGAAGTTATATAGGAAAATACGATACAACAGCAGGGAATAACTCAGCAACAAGTTCAAATTCAGTATCTGTTGCAGAGGGAATGTTACCTTCTAATATTAATAATGCTTTAAGAGACTTAATGGCAGATATTAGACAGTTTTACAATTCTTCTGAATGGATTGAATATGGAGATGGGGCAGGTACTTATACACCTGCATATGCATCTTCTACAAGTTTTACAATTGCAGGAGTAGATGTAACTTCTGTTTATCATGTTGGTCGTAGAGTTAAAGTAGTAGCCTCTACACCAGGCACAATTTATGGATCAATTACAGCTGTTGCATTTTCATCAAATACTACAGTTACAGTTGCTTGGGATTCAGGTTCATTATCAAATGAAGCTATAACTTCAGTACATATTGGAGCTATTAGTGCATCTAATACTTCATTACCTGAAACTACAGCTATAACTGGAGACTACACATTAGATGTATCAGGAGATATCATTCTTGATGCTGATGGTGATAATGTAACTCTTAAAGCAGCAGGAACAACAGCATTAGACTTTGTTTTAAATGGTGCTACAGATGTAACACTAGATGCTCCTGGTGATATTAAATTAGATGCTGCTGGTGCAGATATTAAACTTTTAGATGATGGTACTCAGTATGGTAATCTAAAAAATAATAGTGGCGAATTAAGAATTACTTCAAGCTCATCAGATACTACAGCTATCTCAATGAGTGGAGCTAATGTTACAATTGCTGGAGATTTAACTATTTCTGGTGACGATTTGACAATGGCAACTAATACTTCTGGTGCAGCTCTTATTGGAGATGGTTCAAATTTTAATCCAGTAGCTATATCTGGAGATTTAACTATTGGTTCAGATGGAACAGCAGCAATAGGATCAGGCGTTATTGTTAATGCTGATGTAAGTGGATCAGCAGCTATAGCATTTTCTAAAATGGAAGATCTTACTGCTTCAAGAGCTTTAGTATCTGATACTAATGGTGATGTTTCTGTTAGTGCAGTTACATCTACAGAACTTGGTTATCTTGATGGAGTAGCTTCAAATGTCCAAACTCAAATAGATAATATTGTAGCTGGTACTGTATCAACAGTAAATGATGACGATTTTCGTATTCGAGATGATGGTGATTCAAGTAAACAAATTGCTTTTCAAGCATCTGGAATATCAACTTCTACTACGAGAACGTTTACACTTCCAGATGAAAATGGAACAATTTTAACTAATGTTGTAAATGATACAACTCCACAATTAGGTGGCGATTTAGATATATTAGCACGTGGAATTACATCATCAAATACAATTATGAACTCAACACTTTCTGGAACAGGAAAGTCGTTAGTGTTTGGATTTTAACTAGGAGGAAAATATAATGGCAAGTGAATTATTAAAAGTATCTTTAAACGCAGGAGTAACAAACTCTGAAAGTGTTTTATTGAATGGAGTAAATGGTCATACTTACACTATATTATCAATTGTAATTACTGAAACTGCAGGAGCTGATGAAACAGTAGATTTATATATTGATGATGATGGTGGTGGTACAGACTATGAAATTCTATCAGATCAAGCTGTTGGTGCTAACGAAACTTTCGTCTTTAATGATAGAATAGTTTTGGAAGATACAGATCATCTTTGTGCATCAACTGCAAGTTCAGCTAATGTTGATATTACTGTAACTTATTTAGATCAAACGAGATAATAGGAGAATATAAATTATGACTGGAAAAATAACAGATAATGTAGGAAGATCATCTGGATTAGTTAAAACTGTTAGTAGTGAAGTTTCTGGAGATACTACACCTCAATTAGGTGGAGACTTAGATGTTGTTACTCACGATATAGTTTCAACTTCCAACAGAGATATAGAAATAACTCCAAATGGAACTGGAGAACTTAAAGTTGGTGGTGTTGGTGGTTTAAAATTACCTACTGGAACAACAGCACAAAGAACTACAACTCAAGGACAAGTAAGATTTAATTCAACATTAGATACTGTAGAATTTTATGATGGTACTGATTGGATAAATATTGATATAAGTCCTACGATTAGTTCAGTTAGTCCAACTACAAGAACACCTACTCAAATTTCTTCAGGTGGTAATATGACTATTACTGGAACTAATTATAAAACTGGTACAACTGTTAAATTTATTGGTACTGATGGCACAGAAGTTTCATCAGCTAGTGTTACAAGAGATAGTGCTACTCAATTAACTGCTGCTATACCAACATCTTTGACAGCTGGTAAATCACCTTGGGATGTTAAGGTTTCTCGACCATCAGGTCTTTCTGCTCAATTAGATAATCAATTAACTATAGATACAGCACCAGCTTTTTCAACAGGTGCTGGTTCTCTTGGATCAATTTTTGATGGAAGTAGATCAAGTTATACATTATCGACAGCTGCTGCAACAGACGCTGAAGGTGATACAATAACTTATTCAATAACTTCAGGATCATTACCAAGTGGATTATCCTTAAATACATCAACTGCTGCAATTACTGGAACTGCAAGTGCTGTTGGTTCTAATACGACTTCAACATTTACAATTAGAGCAGCTACAACACTAGCAAATACAGATAGAGAATTTTCAATCACAGTTTATGCTCCTACTGTAACTTCAATTACATCTACTGGATCAGGAAACTTTGCTGTGCCAACTGGTTTAACTGCTTTCGGACAACTATTATTAGTTGGCGGAGGAGGACCTGGTGGTGCAAATGGAGGCGGAGGTGGAGGAGCTGGAGGAATGATTGATATTTCATCATATACCATTTCTCATTATTCTTCTCCAATTGCTTATTCTGTTGGTGCTGGTGGTACTGCTGGAACAGCTGGTGGTGATACAACATTTGGTGGCTTAACTGCTGATGGTGGTGGTTATGGCGGTGGATATAATTCAGTCGGTAACGCTGGAGGATCAGGCGGTGGCGGCGGTAAAAATAAAAATGGTGGAAGTGGAGCTTCTAACCAAGCCTCAACATCTAACGATAGTACAAACAGTTATTCTACAACTGGATTTGGTAACGTTGGAGGTAATGGTGGACCAGCAGGAGCTGGTGCTGGAGGTGGTGGCGGTGCAGGTAACGCTGGCGGAGATGGTTCAGGTAGTGAAACTGCTGGAAATGGCGGTAATGGTAGAGCTTCAAATGCTTCAGGATCATCAGTAACTTATGCTGGTGGTGGCGGAGGCGGCACTAATGGCGGACACGCTGGAAATGGTGGAAATGGTGGTGGCGGAGGAGTAGGAACAGCTGGCACTAATGGACTAGGTGGTGGAGGAGGTGGAGTAAACTCCCACGTTCATACTGGTCAAGGTATTGGAGGAAATGGAATAATTATTTATTCTTATTAATGTCCGATACTAAAATCATTCAACCTTTTGATTATGGTTCTTTAACTGAAGATCATAAAAGGGCTGCTTATGAAATATCTAAAATGCTTTCACCTGAATTAGCAGAAGCAATTAAAATTAAATTTCAAATAAAAGATGTACCTGAATATGATATATCTGAATTAAATCAAAAATTTAAAGATAAAGGTATTCACTATTCAATTCAAGGCTATGCTTTAAATTCAGGGAAAAGACATCCTATTATTTGCGTTCAACTAGATTGTAGAGACTGGGAAAAATTTTTAGATATTAAAAATAAATGAATTTAATACATAAAGTTTCATCAGCTTATTCAAAAAAATCTTGTAATAATTTAATCGAATGGTTTGAAAACAATATTGATAAAGCTAATCCTGGAGGAGTTGGATATAATAAACTTAGTAATCGTGAAATATGCTTAGAGGTTAAAACTCAAAATGATTATTTTAATTTAGGTCAAACATTAGTTTCAAGCATAGAAAGTTTTAAATCTGCATATCCACCTATTAATAAGTATATTGGTAAATGGGTTATTAACAACTTTGTTCAGCTCGTAAAATACGATCCAAATCATTATTATAGCGATATTCATTGTGAAAATGATGGTCATCCTAAATTCTTAAAAAGAGTTTTTGCTTGGATGATATTCTTAAATGATATAAAAGAAGGTGGTGGCACAAAATTTTTATTTCAAGATTTTATTGCTGAACCTAAAGCTGGTGATTTTTATATTTGGTCAGCTGCTTGGACACATTTGCATCAAGGTATTAATGCTCCAAAAGAAACAAAATATATAGTTACTGGATGGTGTGATTATGTCTGATGATTTTATAATGATACAAGATAACTTTTTAACAAAAGAAGAATGTAATAAAATCATAGAAGAATTTGAAAGACTAGATAGTAACAATCATACTTGGGATAGATTATCTCAAGGTATAGATAAATTATATCAAGACGATAGAGCTACCAATTTAAGTATTTTTGAAGAAAAATTTTTTAATTCTCAAGATACAATAATTAGACCAGTTTTAGAGAAATTTTGGAATAATGTTTATAGTTCTTATACTACTAAATATTCTAGTTTAAAAGACTATGATAAACATCAAATTTATAACTTTAAAATTCAAAGATCAAGTCCAGGTCAAGGTTATCATTATTGGCATTCTGAAAATAATAGAATACCTTATTCAAAAAGAATATTAACTTTTATTGTTTATCTAAATGATATTGAAGAAGGTGGAGAAACAGAATTTTTATATTATAAAAAAAGAGTAAAGCCTGAAACTGGAAGAATAATTTTATTTCCTTGTAGTTTTATGCATACACACAGAGGAAATCCACCTTTAACAAAAACTAAATACATAGTTACAACCTGGGTTGAATATTAATGGCAAATAATTATAAATTTAAAGGAGTTGCATTAGCAACAGTTAGTGAAACTGCATTATTAACTGCAGAATCAGATGAGACTTTAATTATAAAGTCTATAAGAGCAACTAATAATACAAGTAATACACCTACTTTATCATTTGATGTAGCAGATAATTCAGCTAGTGCAGAGTATACAATATTAAAAACACAAACTCTTGCTGCTAATACAGCAGTAGAAATACTATCAGTACCTTTAGTTTTAGAGGCATCTGATGCTTTAAAAGCTACAGTTAGTAGTACAGATTCAGTTCATTTTGGTATATCATATATGTCAATAACATGATCGAACTAATAAATGTACCAACTAAAAGCGTTAACGAAGTCTGGGCATTAATAAAAACAGACATTGCTAACTCTTTAAATAGATCCAATGGTTATGCTTTAGCAGACCATATTAAGAAGTGGATCATTGAAGAAAAGATGCAGTTATGGATCCTATGGGATAAAGAAGCTGCAAAGGAATCCAAGTATTATGGATTAGTAGTAACAGAAATAATACAAAGACCATTACAACGTTGTCTTAATATTAAAATTATGACAGGTAGACATCGTGAAAAGTGGCAACATTTAATTAAACATATTGAAGATTTTGCGTGGTTAAATAATTGTGATTTGCTAGAATTAATAGCAAGACCTGGTTGGAAGAAAGTTCTTAAACCATTTGGTTATACAGAAAGCCATGTATTATTAGAAAAGAAAAAGGAGAAATAACATATGTCATTTGGAGGAGGAGGTGGTGGAGGTACTACAAGTACAACAAAC